ACCTGCATATCGCGCAACGCCTGCTCGTCGCCGCCGCGGCGGAACCAGGTGTTGAAGGCCTGCTGATGCTCGGCGACCTCGGCACTCGGCGCGTCGCCAGTCCCGCCACCGATGCGCAGGGCGTCGATCGTCTGCTGCTGCGCTTCGACTGCCGTGGTCAGCTCGCCCAGCGACGTATTGATGCGATCGACGTGCTCGTTGGTGACGACGTCTTCGCGCCCGCGCTCCAGATCGGCGAGGCGCCGATCGTTCTGCTCGCGGAAAGCGGCAAAGGTGCGGTTCAGTTCCGTCAGCGTCGCGTTGACGTCATTGCCGTCGGCGCGCGCGGTGGCGATCCCGCGAAAGCGGGAGTGAGAAGATTGCTTCATTTTAGATCTCCTAAATTCGGAGGGTTTCGATCAGGGATCGCAATCCCTGGGTGGTGCTGCCTGCATCGCGCGCGGCATCGGTTGTGGCGCTTGCATCCCGCGGGGCGCCAAGGGCAGCGATCATCTGCTGACGATCGCTGCGGGAAAAGCCGGCCCGGGCAAGTGCCGCCTCGGTTTGGCGGCGAGCCATCAGGCCACGGTCGACGGAATTGGACGTGCTCGCCGGCTTCGGATCATCGGCGAGCTGCTCATCGGCAAAGCCGCGCTTGATCGCGTCGCTGACGCCCATGAAAGTCTCGCCGTCCATCAGCCTGACGATCTCGGCGCGCTTCACTCCGGTGCGCGCCTCGTAGATGTCGGCCAGCGCACCATCGAACCCGTCGAAGACGTCGGCGGCGGCGCGCATGTCGCTCTTGTTGCCGATGACCACACCCCAGGCATTGTGGATCATCAGGAATGAACCTGTGCCCATGGCGATGGTATCGCCTGCCATCGCGATGATCGAAGCCGCGCTGGCGGCCAGGCCCATGACGTTGACAGTCACCCGCCCCTTGTGCGCAGCCAGCATGTTGTAGATGGCTATGCCCTCGAACATGTCGCCGCCTGGTGAATTGATGTTCACGATGACATCGCGCTCGCCGATCGAGCGCAGCGCCGCGGCGGCGCGTTTCGCAGTGAAGCCACCGCCGCTCCACCAGTCCTCGCCGATGACGTCAAAGATTGTGATCGTTGTTTCATCGTCCGATGTCGCCGCCATGGGTGCTTCGGCCCAGCGAGACAGGACGTCCGACGGAGCGTCCCACTGGAAGTTTTGCGGACGCGCAGGACAGCGCGCCTGGGGCAATTCACGAATCGACATTGTCGCTTTCCTTGCTCGTCGAAGGATCTCCGCGCGTCATGTTCGGCGGCGGATAATAGATGTCGCCCCCATCGCGGGGATTCTCGTCTTCCATCTCCAGCACCTTGTTCGGGCTGTAGACGCCCCACTGCAGACCCTTGGTGTACGCGTCCCAGCGAGCCTTCAGATCGCCGCGCACCAGAGCATTGCGATTGAAGCGGGCATAGAGGTCCGGGTTTTTTACCCAGTCCAGGCAGTCAAGCCCGATCGCCTCTTCCCACGCTGTCAGGCTGTCCTCGAGCGTGTAGCTGACGAAGCCTTGAGACTGTGCCTCGATCCCGGTTCCCCAGCTCGTCGACTTCTCGGTGTCGCCGATCATGTGCGGCGGAACGCCAAAAAACATCGCGATGTCGCTGCGCGAGAACTTGCGCGCTTCGATCCACTGGGCGTCCTCAGCCGATAGCGCCATCTGCTCGAACTTCAGCCCGTCCTCGAGGACGATGACCTTGCCTTCCTTGGCGCCGCCCGACCGGAAGTCGTCCAGTTGCGCCCGCAGCTTTTCGGCCTGCTCTTCACTCAGGGAACGCCCTTCCGGAAGGGTGAATGCACCCGTGACATTGGCTCCGTTCCGAAATATCGCCCCGCCATGGCCTTCCATCGCCAACGAAAGGCCGATGGCCTCGCGGGCATAGCCAATCACCGAAAGGCCTTTCACTCCATCGAGTGACAGACCCATGAGATGCATGATCTCATCCTGTTTGAAGGTGACGCGCGAGCCATCCTTTTTGGTCCAGACATACTCGATCGACAAATCGTCGAGCTGCCGGGGCTCGACCCGATCGGGATGGAGCGGCGTAAGCGACGTGACCTCCCCACGCAGATTGCGACCCTTGAAGGCATAAGCATTCCCGCGCAGCAGAACGTGCGCTTCCATCATGCGCTTGAACTGCGCCGGCTTCTGCCACCTGTTTGGCTTTCGCGCGACAACCGTCCAGGTCACATGGTCCGTGGCATCAACGCGGGTGCGGTCGTCGATCCTCCGCTTGATCGTCAGCGGCATGTTCGCCACCGCGCCAGCCCTGATGCGAACACACGCAAAAACCGCGGCAACCCGCATGGCGCTTTCCGGCGTTACCGATTGCCCGGACGCAGACACGTTGCCCGTCCGCAGCGCTTCTTCCAGCTGCTGCGGTGTGACGATCAACGCGCCGCCGTCGACCGATGCGAAAGGCGCTCGCATCACCGAAGCGGGCGGATCGCCGTCGATCGCCGCTAGGAGGCTGCGCCAGAAGCCCATGCTAGAGAACCATCAGTCCGCGTTCGGCGTAGGGTGACACCGTCATTGCTGCTGCAGGATTGGCCTCAAGCAACTTAGTCGCGTTTAGACCGGCCATGAAGGGGTCGATCTTTGCGCCGCCGCCGGCATTCTTCGTGATCATCACCGTTTGCCTGCCTTGCTCTTCCTTGGCATTGCCCACGCACCAGGCCATCATGGCCGAGCCGTTGTGCAGCGCGCCGCCGAATTTCAGTTTCCGCGCCAGCCCAGTGATCGCCGACATCAGCCGGAAACCTTGCCCGACAGCGACGACCTGCGGCTCGCAGATCTCTGCCTTTGCCAGTTCGTCGACCAGGTCGCTGACACCCTGAGGGTCGAGACCGACGCCGCTCTTCTCCGGCAGCAATCCGCTGGCCTTCACTTCGGCGAGAATGTCGACGATCTCGCGAATATCCTGCGGCACGGCGTAGTCCGCGTCGCCCGCTTCATCGCCTTCAGGCGCGACCAGATCGATGTCGGGCAGAGGCACCGCCTTACAGATCACCAGGTCACCATCGGCCTCGAAATCCCGCAACCGGGGCGCAATCTGCTTGCGGCGCGTCAGCACGTCGGTCCAGCACCAGGCCTTGAACCAGTATAGCCAGCGGCCCGTCTCGCGCTCCCGCCCGGCAACGCACAGCCCGTAAAGGTCGTCGAGGCCGCCGCCGTCCACCCCGACGACAGCGACTTCACACCGCGCCAGCAGCGACTGCAGGGTCAGCGTGCGATCAGCAGCCTGGTCCCAATAGTCCGCGCCGCGCCAGCGGTCGCGCCGCAGACGCAGCCCGATCTCAACGTTCAGGTATTTAGCCAGCACCACCTGGATGCTGCCGGTGTCTTCGTCCTCGTCGACCTCGCCGCCGGCTGCCTTGCGCAGCTTGCCGCTGATGAAGGCCTCGGTGACCGAGCGGCCGAGGTTGGGATTGGTGACGTAGAAATTCTCGGGCTTCAGGTATGCCTGCGCCTCGATCATCGCTTCCGGCCACTCGTAGAGCATGCCGAAACAAGACGGATCGTCGATCTTGCCGTCGCGGACGTCGCGGAAATATTCCAGCTTGTCCTTGAACACACCCGCCGGCGGCTCATCGCTGTGCGTCGTCAGGTAGACGACGAAGCCCTCGGGCCGCGACGCCATGCCGCCAGTCGCTTCCTCGAACATCGCGTCGGCCTCGGCCCGTTTGCCGAACAGCCACAGCTCGTCGACCAGGATGAAGCCCGCCTTCGTGCCGCCCACCGTGCCGCTGTCCGCGGCCACCACCTTGAGTTCGGCGTTGGTCACCCGGTGCCGGATCGTCCGCTCGTTGGCGATGATGTGCATCAGGTCGTTCAACTTGGGGTCGGCCCGCACCATGGCGGCGGCCGGCTTGAAGCTGTTGCCCGCGACCTTGATCGTCGGCGCCAGGATGATCAGCTCGGCCAGCTCGCGCCAGTTGCGGATCAGTGCCGTCAACATGATCGCGGCGGCGAGCGTCGACTTGCCGTTCTTTTTGCTGATCAGCAGCATGAACTCGCTAATCAGCCGCTGCCCCGACTTCGCGTCGTATGCGCCGAAGATCGCTCGGACGAATTCGAAGACGAAGGGCTCGCAGGCCTCGCCGAAAGTCGGCTTGCCGACTACGTCGACCATGCGCAGCGACTTGAACACTTCCAACGCGGCGTCGGCCTCGGCCGGGAAGAGCGGTTCGAACGGCACCAGGCTGCGCCGCTCGACGATCCGCTGCTCCCAGTCGGGGCATGCCGTCGACCAGCGCATCGCGATCAGTGGGTCAGCGCCGGCGGTGAGGGCGGCTCATAAAGCCCGCGATGCTCGATCGCGCGCTGCTCGGCCTCCGCCTTCTTCCCCAGCTTGGGCTGCTTGGCCGGCGCCGGCGCTGCGGCGCGGTGCTTGTCACGCAACCGTAGCTTCTCGAGCCGGACCCAGAGTTCCTTCTCGGCCGCGACGTTGCCGCCGTCCGCCGCCGCGTTCAGGCGCTCGAGCTGCCGCATTTCCATTCGCAGCGCCGCGGTCGCCCGCATCGCCAGCTCGGAAGAATAATGCTCGCGCAGCGTGGGGACCGAGATCCCGATCACCGATGCCGTGTCTTTCAGGCTCAGCTCGCGCACCAGGCACAAGATCACTCGGTTCCGAGTTTCGCGGGTCGGCACATGCGGCGGCCTTCCACGGCCTTCATGGCGGGGCACGAAGGGGTTGCCGAACAGGTCGACCCCCAAAATCTCGTCCGCCACTAAAAAAATCTCCAGATGAGGGGGGCGGTGGTCCTACGGCGCTCGGCCCCCCAGACTTTTGACCACCCCCCCGTCGCCGCGCGCGCGCTTCGCCCGCTCGGCCGACGTCTTCGCCTGATGGTGCGCGTGGCACAGCCATTGCAGGTTCGCCGGATCAAGATCCGCGCCGCCGTCCTTGCGCTCGACCTTGTGGTCGAGGACCAGGCGGCTGCGCGATCCGCAAACGACGCACCACTTGTCAGGCTGCCGCCGCCTTGCCTCAGTCCATTCCCGGGACTGGTAGAATGGATCGGCCAGCTTCGGCATCGCCGCCACCCGCGGCGGCAGGGTGCCGATGCGCGGTGGCATCGCTTTCAACCTGCCCATGTCGTCTCCGCAAAAGAACGCAGGCGATCGAGCGAACCCGACCGCCTGCGCTTCCAAGGTTGGGAGAGGATGCGCCTGACCGCAGGACGGCCAAGCTATTCGAACGATAGGGCTAATTAAGCTGGAAACGAACACACGATATTTGAAGCTGGAATGAGAAAGTGGCTTGACGTGTCCAGTCCCGGAAATGCTGGACTGCGCCAGCAAATAAGCTGGAATCCGTCAGGCGACCGACGCCAACCGACCCATCCCTCGCTTATCCATCGCCACCGCCACCCTGCCGATCGCCCGCGCATAGGCCATGCGCATGGCGTCGCTGGTTGAGGGCAGCGCCTCGCCCCGTCGCAGGTGAAACAGCAGGCCGCGCTGGCGCCGCCATATCTTCGACCACTCGAACACGTCGTCACGCAGCATGGCCACCAGGACGCAGCCGACCAGCGCCCGATGACCCTCCGGCACGGCCAGGGCGACAGCATCTGGCGCATTCAGCATCATGTCGACATGCTCGGCCATCTTGCGCGACAGCCGCACCGAAGGCGTCGCCTCGCCACCGAAGCCCTGCCCATCGCCATAGTCGCCGTCGCGCACAGATCGAATGATTGCCGGCCACGCGGATCGCGATCCCGCCTGCAGGAAGCGCGCATCGGCGTCAGGTGCCAGTGCCAGATACTCGACCGCCGCCAGCATGGCATCCTCGGCCTGCCGCCAGGTCACAACGTCAACTTGCATAGTCGTCCCTTCCACCTTCCATTTGCCGGAACCCCCGATTTCGACCCGATGGAAGGGAAGCCCCATCGCCGTCGAAACCCGAAAAGCCACTAGAATTCAGGGATATACTATCCCTCATACTCTCTCTGATTACCCAAAATGGAAGGATGGAAGGGAAAACCGCATAACTTCTATAGAACTCTCGCAGCTGCTTTCGCGCGCGGCAGTTATGCAGATTTGCCTTCCACCCTTCCAAATTTCTCCTAAGCGTCAGAATTGACGTGATTTCTTGCCTTCCATTCCGGCAATTTCATCGCTCGCGCCTCCCTTCCAGTGGAAGGGACCGACGGCCGCTCATGGCCCGCAACCAGCTGATTTGACGGCGAAAGCGGCCATCAGTCGTCCCACCCAGGTATCGGCCCGTCATCGGCGATTTCACGCCCGCCAGGCGCCATATCGCCCGGCAGCTCGGGCCAGTTGCCGGCCTTCACGTCGTCCAGCGTCACGCCCAGGCGCGGTTGCACGCCCAGCCACTTGATCCCGTCGGACGCTTTCTGGCGAAAGCCTTTCGCCTCCATCGCGCCCTTGAAGCCCTTGATGTGCATGGTCGCGCCACCGGCGGCCTCGGCCCACGCCTGATAGAGCTTGTGCAGATCCATCGAAGCGCAACGCACATGGTCGTGATCGTCGCTGACCTCGCATATATCGCGCAGAAACCGTCCCAGATCGTCGCTGGCGTCGCGATAGGCGCGCGTCGCCGCCTTCACCGCCTCAGGCACGATCAGCCCATTGTCCAGCCAATCCAGCAATCCGTCGATCAGGCGGTTGAGGATGCCCGCGGCTTCCTTGTCGCGCAGGCGCTGGCCAAGGCCGCGATCCACTTGATCTTCCGGCACCTGGACCATCCAGGGGACTTCCTGCATGCGCCGCCAGATGCCGTCGCTGGTGTCCTTGATCTTCGGCTTGTTGTTGCCGCTGATCGTCATCTTGAAGCTGGGCAGGAAGGTGAAGAAGCCCTTGTTCAGGTGCCGCGCGTCGACCGGGTCCTGCCCTGTCACCTGCTTGACCAGCCCCTCGTTCAGCTGGCTGCCCTTTTCCGGCTCGGACACGCGCAGGAACCGAACGCCGGGCAGTCGCGCGATATCGGGCGTCGCCTGGTCACCACGGCGCTTGCCGCCGTTGTCCATGAAGCTCTCGACCGGGATCGAGCCGGCATAGTCGCCGGCGATATACGCCACCGTCTCCACCCATGTGCCCTTGCCGTTGCGTCCCTGGCCATAGAAGAACGCCAGCTTCTGCTCGCTGGTGTCGCCCGTCAGGCTATAGCCGCCCCACTGGTGGATGAAGCGGCGCATGGCATCGTCGGGCTGCACCGTGGCGATGAAGGCGTCATATTCCGGGCACTTCGCGCTGCGGCTGAACTTGACCGGCGCCAGCTTCGTCAACAGGTCCTCGCGCCGATGCGGGTCGAGGCGCACCTGCCAACCGCCCATATGCCATACGCTCTTGCCGGCCTCGACTTCCTCTGTGCGGCGCTTCTCTGCCTTGCGCAAGAACCGCAGCGTGCCGTTCAGCACGTTGATCGCCATGCGATCGGCATCCAGCGCATCTGGTTCGATCGCGATGTCGGGAAAGCTGCGCGCAATGTCGCCGATTGCCCGCATCTTGCCCGATCCTTCGGACGTCTTCGCCCATGCGGCGATCTTGTGGCTCCACAGCACGCCCTTGCCCAGGATCACGTCCATCGGTTCGCGATCCTCGAGCCAGCGCTGCCGGGCCCCGTCGTCATCGCCCTTCAGGTACAGCTCGCGCGAAGTGACGCCGTGCGCCTCGGCCCAGGCCTCGACCTCGCGCAGCTCGCGATCGTTCAGCATCTCGGTCGGATAGCCGGACGCGGCGACCAGCGCCGCTTCGTTGCGGATCGCCCGCACCGTCAGGAAGATCGATTGCATCACAGCGGCGGGCAGGTGGTCCTTTTCCTCGCTCAGCAACTTCCACC